GTGTGGAACGTCCAGGGAAGGGATACCCAACAGGTCGCCGGGAAGCTGAAGGCCCTGGCCGAGGACGACCCGGATGTGGACACGGTCATCGTGGACGACACCGGGGTCGGCGGCGGGGTCACGGACCGGCTGAACGAGGAGACCGTCCGGGGCGGCCTGGTGAGGGTGGCTGCCTTCAACGGCGGCGAGAAGGCCCGGAGGCCGGACCGGTACGTCAACGCCATCGCCGAGGCCTGGATGGAGATGTCCCAGGCGTTCCGGGACGGGACCATGGACATCGATGACAATCCCGGCCTGGTGGCCCAGCTGTCGTCCCGCCGGTACATCATCCAGGGAGACCGGCGGATCAAGCTGGAATCGAAGGACGACTTCAAGAAGCGGTCCCGTGGTTCCCCGGACGAGGCCGACGCCCTGGCGATGACATTCGGGTCCCCCGGTCCGGGGGTGGGCGTATGGTGATCAAGCAGACCAAGGAGATGAGATGTGCCACCTGTGGCCGCCTCCTGGCCGAACACGCGGCCACAGGGACCGTGATCGTCTGCCGGTCTTGTAAGACCCGGAACACCGCCGAATAGATCCCCTTGACCTAGCGAGAATCCGCTGATATTTTGTCAGACAGTGGCCTCCTCCGGATGTGTCTGATCCTGGTTACCCTTCTTTTTCCAGGACGAACCGGTTGGAGGCCATTTGTCGTTCCTTGACCGGTTCTTCAAGTCCACCGAGAAGCAGATGGTGGCCGGCGCCGAGATCGGGGCCGCGGTCCCGCTGAATTATGACGTGGGCCAGGCGACCTATCCGGACGCCAACTATGCGAACTTCGCGTCCGAAGGCTACGCCAAGAATGAGATAGTCCACGCCTGCATCCGCGAACTATCCACGGCCGCAGCATCCCCCAGGTATATGGTCCAGGCCCCGTCCACTGACGGCGGGGTCGTCGAGGTCACATCCGGCCTCCTGTATGACCTGGTGACCCGGCCCAACTCCACGGACAACTGGTATTCCTTCATCGAGCAGCTGGTGACCTATCTACAGGTCGCCGGGAATGCCTACATCTTCAAGGAACGGAGCCGGGGGAACCGGGTGACCGGCCTTTACCTGTTGCGGCCGGACCGGATACGGATCATCGGCGCCAGCTACGGGGCCGCCAGTTTCGTCTATGACGTCGGCGGGAAGGACCACGCGATACCCGTCGAGGATATGTGTCATCTGTCCCTGCCCAACCCTGCCGGCGATCTGTACGGCCTGAGCCCCCTCCAGGTGTTGTCCCGGACCGTGAACCTCGACCTGAACATGACGGACTTCGCGAAGGTCTACTTCCAGAATGCCGGCGTCCCGTCCGGCCTGTTGAAACTCAGGCGCCGGCTGAACACGCAGGAGGAAGCATCGACCATCCGGTCCCGGTGGCGGTCGCAGTTCGGCGGGAAGAATAACTTCCACCGGATCGCCATCCTGGACGAGGATGCCGACTATCAACAGATGGCCTCGGCGCCGAAGGACATGGCGATGTCCGAACTCCACGACCTGACGGAGTCCCGGATCTGTGCGGTGTTCGGTGTCCCTGCGATCCTTGTGGGCGCGAATGTGGGCCTGCAGCGATCGACCTATAGCAACTATAGGGAGGCCCGTCTGGCCTTCCACAGCGAGACCCTGGAGCCCCTGGTGGGCCGAATCCTCCGGTACCTGAACGACCATCTGTTCAGTGAATACCAGGGGAATGAGACCTTGACCGTCGACTGGTCCGCAATGAGGGCCAGTCTGGACGACAAGGCCGACCAGACGGCCAGGGTGAACGCCCTGTTCACCGGCGGGATCGTGACCCTGAACGAGGCCCGGCAGCAGCTGGGCCTTGATGCCCTGATCTCCGGGGACATCCGGCGCATCCCGGCTGCCGTGTTCGAGATGGGAGAAGGTGACAGCATGGCTCCGGTGGCGATCGGAGCGGCCCCTGAACCCGTGGAACAGTCCAGGGGCCTCTATCCGGTCAAGGACTGGTTAGGGTCCAGTAGTGATTACCGCCCGTGGTATGCCGCCGGGATGGAGTCCGAAAAGGCCCCCAGACCGGCCCCACGGGGAGCCATGACCGCCCGGAGGCTCCTGGAGGACCGTGAGACCGAGACGGATATCATGCTCCCCAAGCTCCAGCGGTACTTCCGGGGCGTCCGGAACCGGGTCGACGGCATCCTGGGCCGGCATATGGAACGGGGGACGGACGAGACCAAGGACTTCCCATTCGATGCTGATGAACTGCTGCCGTCCGCCGAGATCAACGGACTGGCCGAGATCATCCGGGCGTCAATGGCCAGGGTGTCCAGGAAGACCTTCGACATCATCAACGATTCCGGCGTGGCCGGGACATTGGACTGGGACGAGAAGCTGCCGGTCGTCCAGGCCGCACTGACCCAGGCGCCGACACGGGCCACCATGATCCACCGGACCAGCCACCGGAATATCCAGAGGGCCATTGCGACCGCCCTGGAACGGGGCTATTCCATCGAGGGACTGGCCAGGGGCGCCCCACACGACAACTTCCCAGGCCTCCGGTCCCTGTTGACCGAGACCGAGAAACGGGCGCGGCTGATCGCCAGGACGGAGATCATGCGGACCCAGAACCAGACGACGGTGGGCTTCTATCAGGAACAGAGATTCGGCTATGTCCGGGCAGACGACCCGGACGGTGACCCGGATGACACCTATGTCGACCCTGGGGACCCGTATGGCCGGACGTGCATCGAGCGCCACGGCCAGGTCTACAGCCTGGAGGACGCCCGGAACATCGACGACCATCCCAATGGCCGGCTGAACTGGCTGCCGATGCCGAGAGATTACAAACCGGAGGACACCGTTGATCAATAAATTCTACGTATCCGAGGCGAAAGGCATCGATGATTCCGAGGGCATCGTGGAGGCCTATGTGAACACCATGGGGGTCAAGGACCACGATGGGGACATCATCAACCCGGAGGCCTTCAACAATTCCATCCGGTCCAGGCTGCCCATCCCGGTCCTGTCAGGCCATGACCAGAGCGAGATCATCGGGAAGGTGCTATTCGCCCAGCCCGAACAGATCGAGGGTCCGGAGCATCGGCTGTTCGCCAGGATGCAGATGAACATGGACACCGAGGCCGGCAGGGACGCCTATTCGAACATCGCCGGCCATTATGTCCGGGAGTGGTCCGTGGGCTTCAACATCCCAGGGAATGACGCCATCGCCTATGACCGGGACGGCGCCGATTCCACCCGGACGATCATGGAACTGGACTGGGTCGAGGTCTCATCCGTGGTCCGGGGCGCGTCCCCGTCCACGATGACCATCGCGGCCAAGTCCGAGACCGAGACGGTGACCATGCCTGAGGTAGTCCCGGACGTGGAGACCGAGCCCCAGGGACCAGAGGAACCAGACACCGATACCGGCGCCGATCAGCCGGACGAACCTGGCCAGGCCGCCCAGGACACGGACGTCCAGTCCGCCTCCAGCACGGTCCAGGCCCAGCTTCGCCTGTTGCGGTCACGCCTCCAGCTGCAAGGCATAAAGACGAACTGACTGAGGAGTCAACATTGAATACCAGAGAGATGAGGGAACAAGCCAGCGCGTTGTTGAACGTCGCGGAGACCGAACTCGAGAAGGGCGAGGTCGAGACATCCATCCGGATGGTCACCGAGGCCCAGGAAAAGATGGCCCATGCCGATTCCATCGACCAGGCCGAGACCAGGATCGCAGCACTGAAAGGGGACTTCGAGCGCCCATTGAACACGGTCCCGGTGACGTCCAACGATGTCGCGATCTATGACCCGATGGACAGCACCTCCAGGATCAAGGCCAATTACAAACCGGCGTCATTCGTGAAGGGACTGCCGGCGATGGCCCAGCCCTTATGGGTCCAGGAACAGATGGGGGACAACCTTAAGGACGAGGCCAGGTTCATGTCCGACACCTTCGTCAAGTGGTTCCAGTCCCCGTCCGACGATGTCTTCTGGAAGACCGCGTCCCCGGACGAGATAAAAGCGATGCAGGAAGACACCGACGCCGAAGGCGGGTTCTTCGTCCCGGAGCAGTTCCTGGCGAATACCATCCACGATCCCGGAGTCCCGGGCTCCCAGCTTCGGCCCCTCTGTAACGTGATCCGGGTCGCATCCAAGGATGGATATATCCCCACGATGGGTAGCGCGACCTGGGCGGCGATAGCAGAGGAAGCGGCCCCGACCGAGTCCACGCCAACCGTGGGCCAGGTGACCTTTTCCATCGAGAAGTCCGGAGGGCTGATCAAGGTATCCAGGGAACTCCTGGACGACTCGGCGATCAACCTCCCGGCCCTACTGTCGCAGATATTCCAAGAAGCCGCGGGGCAGTTTGAGGATGTCGGAATCATCTCGGGCAACAATACGACCCAGTATGCCGGGGTACTGAGCGATGGGGACGTGGCCTTCTATACGATGGCTAACGCGACCTCGGTTGTGGGCGCTGACCTGATCGGGACGTACTACGCCCTCAATGCCCAGCATCGG